CTTTCTCAGGGTTTCGATTACCACCCATAGAAAAAGACTGGCATGGGTAACCTCCTATAACAATGTCAGCACTTGGGAAAGATCCTATTTCTTTGATATCTCCTTGCTCAACTGTGTGGTCGTAATTTAAAGCTAACGTCTTGGCAGCGTCTGGAAGGATGTCGTTGGAGAAGACTAAATCGAATCCGGCATTTGAGGCTGCGACCTCGAAACCACCGCAACCAGCAAAAAGGGAAATGGCCTTCATAGTATTAACTTATATTAAGTCATTTTTTACTTAGCCACCGTGATGTTCGGCGCTTATTGGGCGTTCGATAGGTTCCCCGTATTTTTCATCTTGGGGATCAGGGTTGTCGACATGTTCGAAGAAGGTTTTGCCATCTTCCCCAATCAGCATTTTTCGCCATACTTTGCCGGTGAATGCAGCTACTTCCTCAACTTTTTCATTTCCCTTATTGGTGGTCCATGTTCGGGTCCACCATTTGTTGTGAGAGTCATAGGTATAACCAAGGGATTCTAATTCTTCTTCAGTCATGGGTATGCTTATCTTTTTAAAGATTTTAAGGGGACTTCAAACTTTCGTCATTAGTCCTAGGACATGAACGAGAGGGGTCCGGAAGGTACCCATGAAGCAGTCGTTAATACCGAGAGGCATGACGAGTTCTTCCTCATTCTCAATAGTGCACCCAAAAGGAAGAATACATGCGGGTTGATGAGAAATATCATTCCCACACGAATCGGTCCAGGTAATTAAATGATCATTGGTGGATCCCATAAAGAGTGGTTCTTTCATCATGCGTACAATCTTGGTTTGTTTTTCATCTAAGCAATAGCAAGAGAGGCCATAGAGTAAGTAAGGACGTCTATCAATTTCATGGGCCATAAATTTAAAGTGGTAGAAAACTAACCATTCATCCCCTATCTTTACCGGAGCGGTGGAGTTAAAAGTAGGGTGTTCTCCTGTAAGCTCTTTTAAACATTGGGAGTCGATAGTTCTATCGGGTTTCCCGGGAGTTTTAATTGTTAAAGGAATGGTGGAATAAAGAAGGCGTAGTTCTTCCCCATCCGCGTAGAAGCACCAGTTTTTCTCTGATCCCCCATCCACCATATTTTGACCTATCTGGGGAAATATACAGTCGGTGAGATTACCAAATTCATTAACTTCCCCTACACAGATTTTGGGACTTTTAACCATCACATGTGAGGAGTTATCCCATTTTGAGGCATAACTACTAGTGACGAATTGACACATTAAAGATTTACTAGTCGGGTTTATAAATAACCTCCCATCTTCATAACTCAAGCGGTGCTTGTTGTTGCGCAGTTTGCGACCCCCAATAATGGTCTCGTCATCGAGGAGTTCTCCTATGTACAGATCGGTAGGAGTGTTGTTGTAGTAAAAATATTTCATATCATGGCGAAAGACAAAGCTTTCCGGCTGAGATCTCCACAGAATTAACTTATGTTTATCAGTCTGGAGAAGGGAGGGACTGAAGTTACAAACACTCTGGTCAGGAAGTCCTTTGCTGATACGTGTAAAGACTCCCCCGATTTCTTCAGCCTGAATTGCCACCGGCGGATGGCCTGTCGAGTGAGGGAAATATGCCTGAGTTACTACACGCTCGAAATAAGTACGGTACCGGTGGAATTGGGTAACACTCACTTAAGAACCTCCTCGATGGCCTTGTGGAAACCTTCCGCTACTTTGTCCCATCGGTAGGAAGGGTTTTGGGTGACCTCATAGCAATCGTTTCCTACCTGGGTGGCATAGTCTGGGTCTTCATAAAGGGCCGTAAGTTTTTGAGCCATATCATGCACATCAACTAACCCTCTTTCAACCAGTAAGTCCTTATCCCATATCCAGCAAGCCACGTCCGCGAGCAATCCCTTTTCGGCCCAAATATCACTACACGCAGTGTGGTTAGGGACTATTTGAGGTTTTTTACAAGCTGCGTGTTCAAAGGGAATTAACCCCCATCCCTCTCCGTTAGCGGTATTTATACCTACGTCCGTCGCGTTATAAATAAGGTTCAGAATTTCATCGGGAGGAGCATGAAGGTAATTAAGGTTATTAGAAGTCATTATTAAGCGTTTTTCAGGTTCCAGCTTCCGCCGTCTCATCTCCGTATCAAATAAAGCGCGCACATCCCAACCCAAGTCTTTCTCCCCCATATGGAGGTAAAGCATGGTGTCATCCTTTCCTTCCGCAAACTCAGCGAAAGCTTTAATGGTGAGGTCAATGCATTTCCGTGGTTGGTTACGGTTGGCATTAAGCACCATAAATTTATCTTGGGGAAGTTTTAGTTGTTCTCGCGCTTCTTTTCTGTCTATTGGGAAAAACTTGCTTACATCTATCCCATGTGGAATAACCCCTAACTTTTTAGTTTCCACCCCCTGCTTGATTAAGCGTTGTGCCTGCGGGATAGAGAAAGTAACTGGGAAATCCCAATCCTTTATGTAGCGAAGGTGTTGGGGTGTGTAGTACTCCGCATCTATAGGGAAATAAGCTAAAAACTTAAATTTTAACTGGGGCTTAAGGAGGTGAATCCTCTCCCACACTTGGTTAACTATCCAAATATCGTTTAATGCAATAATAAAGTCAGGCTTTTCCTGCTCCACAATCTGGGGGAGACGCCCTATGCCAAACCGATCTTGGGGATTAGTGGCAGTAGCAGGATATATCTTGTATGGGAGATCGTAAGGATCACCGTAATAGTTGATCCCTAGGCATACTATCTCGTAGTGAGCAGCCAGATGAGTGAGAATGCTGTGCGTAACCCGGGCGAACCCTGTATTTGAAAGGATATCTCCGAACCAAAGGATCTTCGGCTTTGCCATGTAGGAAAGGAACCACAGGGTAGAATCTTGCTAACAGTATACAGACAGTTTTAAAAAAGAATGCCTAGTAGAGAAACCTTTGCGTATCGTCGAGCTCTGAAGCTCCGAGCAGCAAAGGCTATGGATCAGGAGACGGGTGTAATAGATAGTGTATTTAAAAGAGCGGCGGGAGACTTCCAGACTTTTTGTACCTTAATGGATAAAGCCCCAGCTCCTCATATGCTGGAGTGGCATAAGCATTTAATAACGGGAGAAGATTCCAAATACTTAGTAAATATAGCGGGACCTAATTTAGATATTCTGGCTCCTCGAGGCTCCGCGAAATCTACGGTTCTTAATCTCTTTACCGCGTGGGTTATTGGCACGCATACCACCGCAGGACTCCCCTTACAGATTATTTATTGTTCTTACAATATTGCCACCGCTATCCCTAAAAGCAGGATTATTAAACAGATTTTAGAATCAGCCACCTTTAAAAAGATCTTTCCTAAGTGCCAACTACGTCAAGGTATGCAGTCCGATATTGGGTGGAGTATTGATTTTGATTATGCAGGAATTAGTCGAGTGGGGGATGAAGAGTTTACGTTACGAGCCGCAGGTTTAAGAGGCTCTATTACTTCTAAACGAGCCCACTTAGTCATCGTTGATGACCCTATTAAATCCAGTGCCGATATTAAAAACCCTTCGGTCAGGGAGGAGATGAATAATAACTGGAGTTCGGTTATTGCTCCCATTATCTTTGAGGGAGGTAGAGCGATGTGTCTAGGTACTCGATTCCATCCCTTGGATATTCATAAAACAATGTTTAACCCAAATAAAGGGTGGAAGCAGGTAACGCAAGAAGCTATTACCTATGACGACAGTGGTGACCCTGTTTCTTACTGGCCCGAACAATGGAGTGTTCCTTACTTACTGGGGCAAAAAGAGTTGGATCCTGTGGCCTTTGCTTTCCAGTACCAACAGCAGCCAGTCATGACTTCAGACCTGGTTCTGTCTCCCGATTTACTAGTCAAAGGGGATGTAGTAACGGAATTTGATACCTTGGCGGTAGGCATTGATTTATCGGCTAGTAAAAACGAGACCTCGGATTACACGGCTTTTGTCTTAGGAGGAAGGCTCAAGGATAAGTACTACATCATTGACGCTCATCAGATGCGTTCGATAGGCAACCTGGAAAAAATTGATCTTCTGTGCAAGATGCTCCTTGAATGGGGAGTGTTAGAGGAGAACGAGGAAGGCCAGTATTTCCCCACTTACTCCACGTGCACCCTGGTTGTCGAGGCTGTGGCTTACCAGGCGTCCCTAGCTGCAGACTTAAGAAGAGTGATGCTCAATGAATGGGGGTTAGCTAATATCCATATTCACGAGGTGAAGGGATTTAGAGGAGACAAGATTGCCCGTTTCCGCGGAACCCTCGGTGTTCTGGAGAATAAAAAAGTAGTGTTTAACCGGTATCGTAAGTTTGATCCTCTCTTTGACCAGCTAATTAATGTGGGTGCAACAGCTCATGATGACCTTCTTGATGCTTACACATGGTTAATCACGTATCTGCAGCGCCGTGGAAACTTTCAGATGGAATACTGATGAGTTACAAATTCCTTATTTGTATTACAGCGCATAATCCTCTTCAAAGGTTTGATCCACTTCTTGCTGTTCTGGATGGATATTGGGGGCTACCTGGCCACAAGGATATTTATATATGGATAGATCATGACCATCGACAGGATAAGGAGACCTTAGAAAGTCTCTTGGAACCTTATATAGACGAAATAAATTTGGAAGTGGTGGTTGCTCCTCCTGAGTTGACCGGTTACACCCTCACCTGGGCTCACAAACCATTTTTAAAGACCGCAATACAGAGTCATCACTACGATTTTTATATTTATACGGAAAACGACATGTTATTTAGACCTACGCACTTCCATTATTGGCTGAAATATAAGGACAAACTAAAGGAACTGAATCTAGAGCCGGGTTTTTGTCGGTATGAGGCGTTGGGAGGGTTACGAGTTCCTTTTGATAACCATCGCCGTTGGTCCTTAACCAGAGCTACACCTAATGTTTGGGGGGAAATGGATTTTAAAGTCCGAACTTATCTCACTCCTCATGATGAGTTTGTCGGGTTCGCTGCCTTAGGTAACCCTTATATGGGGATGATGATCTTGGATCAGGAAATGGCCAATGAGTACATCACTACTAACAGTTTTGATCCTGTTAAAAGCTTTGAGATGACGAAATTTCGTTGTTGGCCGATTGCGGATAGAAGTTCCATGGGTATCGCGTTTGAAAATTTGCTCCCCGAACAAGATCATCGCCGGGTAGTACCCTTAGTTCGAGTAGGGGACACCATAGAAATTGCTTGGTGCGGCCTTATAGAACACCTTGACACTAGATATAGCGAAGAGATGCATCTCCGCGGTGAGGAATTATTAGATACAGAGGAATTTATTGTTCCCTAAACCTCATGAAAGACAATGTGAACCACCCTTCTCATTACACCTTTGGGGAAGTTGAGTGTATTGATGCTTTAAAGGCCTCTCTAGGATCTGAGGGGTTTAAAGGCTACTGTCGAGGCGCCTGTATTAAGTATTTATGGCGTGTAGACCATAAAAACGGCGTGGAGGATCTTAAAAAGTGCGCTTGGTACCTACAAAAGCTCATCGAAATATCTGAGGAAGGAGGTTAGACTGGCAGAGAGCTTCTTTAACTATGGATATTAGAGCCTTCGGGTCGGTTTACGGGCAAACGGCGGTACTTCCTTATGCCAGCGGTGTTTCTGTGACCTTTGATGGGAATCATATTCCCTCCCCTAGTGGTTTTGCGGCCTGTAGAGGGCTGTTCGTAGAGAAGAGGTCGACGGGGGAAGGTTATTTAACCGTTCAGTTCTCAGATGGGCAGTCTCAATGGATAACTTTGAATGAATTAACGGGCAATACGGTTCTTCCTTTTTCTATTAACGCTATTGCAAGCGGCACCTTAGAGAGTTGTGTAGTTCTTTTCTAAATGAACCCCTTCGAATTTGACGCAGCTAGGTTTTCTCACCGTTATCGGGCTCAAATGGGAGCGGCTAACAATCAAGCCCGTGCTGATCAAAGTGCTGACTCATCTTTCTCAGAATTAATGAGTGACGATCAGCGTTCAATGATTGGGGGCCCTTTACCCCAGGCAGCAGCGGCGCCTGGTGACCAATATGATGGTTTTAATGAAGAGGTAGGAGCCATACAGGCTATAAACGCCGAAAATATTGCTACTCGCGCCAAGCGTCGTGCTCAAAAGTACTTAAGAAATGGGGATTCGGTTACTATGATGCCAGTTGCTTAGTCTTTCTCCGTGCTGATCGATACTTTTCCGTATTTCAACGAAAAAGAACTGTTGGAACTACGGATTCGCACTTTAGAGGACCATGTAGATGGTTTTCTCATAACTGATGCTAATTACACCCACAGGGGAGAGCCCAAACCCTTTACATGCGTCGAAACCCTTAAAGAACTAGGGATTAGTGACGAAAATGTGCAAGTTCTGCATGTTGAGTTACCTAGTTATAAGGATGCTCCGGATCCTTGGGTTCGTGAGAGGGGGCAACGGGACGCCATCGGGGTCGGCCTTCATATGTTGCAAGATGACACGGTCTTTATCTGTTCCGACTGTGATGAGATAGCTAATCCCGATAAATTTCCGGAACTCTTAGAGGCTGTGGAACGTGAAAAAGAAAAAATTGTTCGTTTGTCGATGTCCATGCACTATGGTCGCGGCGATCGTCAATTAATTTCTGATAAAGGAGAACTTTTTGATTGGCGTTGCGGAGTAGTTAGTACCGTTGGTCAATTAAAGGATCAAGGGACGCTCTCTGCGATGAGGGCCAGTCAAGACAATTATTATTTTGGAGAAAGAGATGCGGGCTGGCACTTGAGTTGGATGGGGGATGCGGATAAACGCAAGACAAAGTTGCGCTCGATTGCCGAGTACTACATCTGGGATAAGCCTGAGGTACAAAAGTTATGTGAGGATTTTGTTCCCGAGGAAGGTAAAACCGACATGTTGGGACGTGAGGATCATCTGCTTACTTCGTACCCTGTCGAAGATTTACCAGAAGGAGCGGTTAAACTGGAGAGAGTAAGAAGGTATCTGTTCTCTGATGGCTAGTAAAATGCCAGCTGAGGTTTTGGCGAACTTTCAAAAAGATCGTGACAACACCAAAGCTCCGAGTGGCGACGAATTAACTGGTAGAGCCAAGTCCGCCACTCGCAAACGTGCCTTGGCTAAGGCGCGTAAGGTAAAGCAGGCAAAATAGTCTCTTAGGAACATCCTCACTCAACGAATATGTCATCGGCCTCCGAAACACGATCTCAGTTTACCGAAATTCTGGAGGCCGCCCGCACTCAGGATCGGAGCAACCAATCCTCCACGATGGTGGTGTTGAGTCACCTTCAGCAGATGACTCTTTTGATGATCAAGAAAGGGTTAACTTTTTATTGTGATCAGGATACTTATAGAAGCCGCACTTCTTTCCTAAATGATGTTATTGCCCTCAATAAACTAGATATTCGCTTTCCCGCGATAATTAGAAATTATCTTATTGATGGGTGCGGGCTTTTTTATTTTCGGCCTGACCCGAAGCTTAAGTATCAAATTTACTTCTTTACCAAAAACCAATATAGGGTTTATCACGATGTTAATGGCAATGTTGAAGAAGTTGTCATTCTTTATAGCTATAAAGTCAAACAAGGAGGGTTGGGCCTCCCAAGTAATAGCTTTGGACAGAATAAACGCTATGTTCGCTTAACAATTACGGCTGACGAGATTAGTGAGATAGAGACTGATACGGAATTAAGCTTTGATCTTGAACCAGGCGCAGGTATTATGCCCGGGAGTAGAAAACCTAATAGCTTAGGGTTTATTCCGGCGGTCGAGGTTCTCAATAAGCCTAATGCGAGTGGGACAGAGGGCGAAGGTGAGTTTGATCCGTTTATGGAACAAATTGTTCTTCATAATCAACTAACGAAGAATATTGCTAAAAATATTGAATTCTTTGGTAACCCTACCCTTATTAGTTCCCGTCCTCGGAGTGATTTAGTCGAAGCTAATGATACACAGAGTACTTTCCGCCCAACGATTAGTAGTCAGAGTGGATTCTCCGGGTTAGATCAACCATCTACACGAGTTGCCGAGCCTTTTGGGGCCGGCATGGGTAGTGGCTTGCGGGTACCTCGCATAATTGCCAATGTGGAGCCTTCTGACCGAGTTGGTTATATGACTCCCGATCCCGTAAACGGGGATATGAATAGGTATACCTTATTGCTACGGGAAGAAATCCGAACCGCGTTAGGCGGCGTGGATGAGATATCTATCTCTGCGGGTGCGACCGCCACGGAAATTAAAGGCTTAATGGGTAGAGCCCAAGCCACGGCTCTTCGAAAGAATAAAAGTTTTCTTTCTTATGGGTTTAATCGACTTTTAGAGATGATGCTTTATCACCAAGAGGTGATTTTCCGCGACTCTTTTATTATGGCTACCGATATGAAGGAGCCTAAACCACCGGAAGAGCAAACCGAAGAGTCCATAGAGAAATACCAGCGTGCGGTCTTTAAGTTTGAGGCCAAGTTAGACGCAGGTATGAAGACGGCCTTAGCGGAGAATAAAGTCCCCCGGGGGGTTGTGGGGCTCCCTGAGGATGGTGATCGGGAAGTTGAGTACCGTTATCAAGGGGATGTTTATGAGGACACAGCCTATGACATCAATCAAAAATCTATTGTGGTGAGGAACTTACAAGAACTTGGGGTAGATAGTATTGAAGCCCTTAAGTTTCTTTTCCCAGAGAAGACAGACTCTGAACGAGCAGAGATGTTGAAAGGATTTCCATTTCGTATGGTGCAGCAAACACAGTCTGCAATGCAACAATTCCTGGTATTATTAACTCAGATGTTGCAGTCTCCGCATCCTCTTGCGCCTAATCAACCCCTTGCGGCTGATCCTAGACTAAACATCACTCCGCTCCTATATAGGACATTCGATCACTTAGCGGAAGAATTAACTTACTCAGGTAGCTATGAGCCAGCAGATCCAAGTTTCGACCCAGAGCCAGGACTCCCAGGCGGCACCGGCGCCGGTAGCTTCGGATCCACAGGTCTCAACAACCGCCTATCCCCAGTGGGTGGCACAAGCAGCTACCCCGGTGGTAGCTTCGGCACCTACGCAGCCCTTGCCACCCCAGGTGACTCCGGCTACGGCCCCTTCTATCAGCGCCCCGTCCAGCCTGTCAACGTCGCCATCGACCCCGTCCAATCCATGGGAGTCGGCGATGGGCTCCTTAGAGAGGATAATCGGGCAGGTGAACTCGCAGTCCCTCAGCCAGGGTCTACAGTCGCCCTCGACAGGGCCGGTCCAACCCGTTACAACACAGCCCAGTCAGCCTTCACAGGTCCAGCCTTGGGCTTACCAGGTGCCCCAGGTAGCCCCGACATTAACTACCAACGTCTTACCGACCCAGACTGGCTCTCAAACTTCTACGGCGACCCAACCGAAGGAAAGCGGTCTAACAAACGTAAGCAGAGACGTAGTTAATCATTTTGGTATAGAAGCTCCCGGTATTCTTAATCAGTATTCATGTGCTCTCGAGGACATGTTGATTGAGAACGCTGGCAAGTTGGATCAGTTATCGCAGCGTTCTTCTGCAATGGAGACAATCCTAACTAATCCTGATCACCTCGCTAACTACACTGATAAGTTCTTTACTGACATTGTCCCAGTGGATATTGATGGTACCGCCGGTGTAGCTCATGAAGCTGCCCAAGCTCCTCTTCCTCAACAGCCTGCTCAGGAATATCAGCCTACGTATGATATGCCTGCTGTACCTGCTGCTGGGGGTGGACAGATTGCTAACAACCCCGCCCATACTTGGGAACATTTCGGGAACGTCATGGATAGGTCCCCCCAGAATGCATGGAAGTATTTGAGTCAAATGAGCCCAGAGGCCATGCGTAGCAAGCTTCTCTTTATGGATGGAGCTTGATAAGAATTTAAAACCTCCTTACCCTCCTCTCTAAAGGGGAGGGTTTTTTTTGCTAGGCTATAAATGGTTACTTAGTGATTATGAAAGCTCTCGGCACTCTTAGACGTAAACCAGCTATTGAGAAGGATACTTCTTCGAGTAGCTCCAGCTCTGACAATAGTTCGTCTTCGTCTTCGTCTTCGTCTCCCTCCTCTTCTTCTTCCTCTTCATCAGCCTCCTCTTCATCATCTGGTTCGAGTAGTGATGTTAATCTCTAGTAATTTACGGTGATATCCCCTCATCAAATCAAGTCCTCTTGGTATTACATCTTCTGGGGGCTGATGTCTTTAGCAGTGGTGGGCGGACAGTTATATGTGGGCTTAGGTTATCGAATGATGGCTAAAGCTCTTTTATCAATTTCTTTGTAGGCTTACTTGATCGAGTTTATTCTCGATTCTAATCATGTGAGCTTCCATCCGATCGAGAGCAGCCGTTAGTTCACCACGTGGTACATATTTTTCCGCCACTCTTACTTCTATGCGATCAATTCGCGAATCCATATCAGATATACGGGTGTTAGCGCGGCTAAACATAGCTGCTAGTGCTGTTAAGGACGCAAGAGAAATAGCAACCGTCGCTTCAACCATTAGAAAACACTCTCCCTCTTTTTAATTTTAGTCTAGAAAGAAGGTGGGTAAAATAGAGAAAAAAGAGGAAAGCTATGGCGGGACCTTCGATAGCTCAAACTAATTGGAGGTACGACGAAAGCGTCTACCACAAGATTCAATCCGGACCTCAACGGACTGGAAGCAATCTTGATCTGACCGATACCTATATTGTGATTTCGAGTGGCTACACGCCACCTTCCGGGATATGGCCCCAACAATCTTTTTATGGGGTAAATGATCTGGGAGCTGACTTCGGTAAATATCCCATCGTTACGAACATTAGTGGCTTTCTGGATAAGGATTGGCGTTTTGTTCCTCCCCCCACCTCAGGGTACTGGACAAATTATGAGGGCTCTGATATTCGGGGCTCGGGTTTACTCAGTGCTTACGAAGGGTTTAGGTACAGCTCTAATGTCCACACTGCTAACGCGAATGTACAAGGAGCCCTCGGACCTCAGCCAGGTCTAAAAGAGATTGGGGCTTATACCTGGTTTGGTTCTAATGTTCCCGATAATCAGAACTACTCCCCTTTCAATACACCCGAGGGCAATACCAGTGCTTCCGACGGGGGAGGTATTACAGGAGGGCCTGGAACTTACGAGAGGGTTAAGACCCCTATGCTTACTAATCCCACGCAGGATGCGTCAGGGGATAGAGCAGCGTGGCGATACAACTATCCCGTTTATTGCAAAACATATGCTGAAGCATCGCGATCCACTAAACCCGGACAGATGGCAACAGTCACACGTGATAGTTATCGGGGTAGATCTACGCGTTATGTAATGAATTACGGTTCTATGTATGGCAAGTTAGGGGAAGGTATAAGGAACATAGTGCGCTCCTATAGCACTACAGTTAATAGTTCAAACCAAAAAGGGGTGTAACCGCTATTAACGCGACACCACACAGTTAATATACCTAGACAAAGCCTAGAATTGTCCCTGTAGTTTCTTTGGAATCTTATCTGTGTTCATAGATAATGATTTTCCCAAGATTCTTGGTGCCGAGTTGTATCGTCCGCACCCGGCGTATATCGTCGAAATGGCAGCTGAGCCTGTAGTCGTTCACGACTTTGCGAAGCAACCAGGACAGACAGTACAACTTGATCGTTATCGTTTCTTCGGTAACCCTGGCTCCAAAGAATCTCGTGAGCGAACTGCTGAGCAGACCATCGGTACTGCAAACAGTCGCAATATAGTCAAGGACAAAGTGCTCGTGACACTTCGCGAGTATACTGGTCCTGCGGATCCTAGTGATCCAACCCAGCCCAGTACATTTAAAATTGCTCGGGAGACCTTAATCACCGCGCAGCGTTTGCTGCTCGACACAGGTAACTTAAATACCTTCCATCAGTCAATAGGTAGTTTGACCCTACTTGATGACTATCGTAGATGGCGTGACCGGGTGTTCATTAATGAGCTTCTCAAGGCAGTATCTAAGGGTCAATCCTCAGATAGCCAAGGAGGTTATTACTTCCCTGGTGGACTAGCCACAGGTGCTCTCACCTATACCAACGCTGAACAGGCCAAATTCGACGTTAAGGACGATCTCCTTAGCGTGGTCAAGAGTCTCAGGAAGCGTAACACACCAACTTTCCAAGACGGTTTTTATCGCTGCGTTTGCGATCCAACTTTCTTGATGCATTTGCGTCAGAACAGCGACTTCCGCGAGGTTGCTCGTTATCCTGGCAATGGGCAGATCAATCCACTCATGTCTGGTATGCAGCCTAACGCTGCTATCTACATGGGCCAGGGCTTCGGACAGGCTACTTTTGTAGCAGGCGAGCCCATCATGCCGACAGGCTTTGTGTTTGAAGGAGTCCGCTTCTTCGAAAGCACAAACATGCCTTCTCAGACTCAAGCTGCAACTATCGCTGGTTCCGCCACCGATTACAATGCAGCTATCGGTATGTTCTTTGGTCCCCAAAGTTGTGGAGTAGGCATCGGAGGCAACAATGCCCAGGTGCTACTTAACAACAATGACGACTTCAGCCGCTTCATCATGATGATTTGGAGCCTCTATGCAGGTTTCGAACTTCTGAACGCTGACTTCGCCACAATTGCCTACTCATTCGACGCTTGAGGAGGTAACTAATTATGGCAATTAATTCTAATCAGTTGCAGGTTGCCAAGATCTATCCTGGTAACTATGCCAACGTTCTGCGTTACTGGCACACTACGCAAACCATTCAATACAAAAACGCGAATGGTGTAGAGACAAGCATGACCAACCAGCCAGTTGGTGGTCCTGTAGGTGTTGTATTCCGTCCTGGTTGGATTGCTCAACAGGCAATCGGCTACGTAGACATGAGCTATCAAGCTCTAGGGTCTACAAACCAGTTGAGCTACTACACCACTCCTTATGGTTCTGGTCAGAATGATGACCAACAGCCATTCCTTAATGCATCAGTAATTATTCCTTCTCCTGATTTCCATAAGGATGTCAGAGCAGATATTACTGACGCTATTACGGTTCCTGCTAATGCACTTGTTTACCGTGCTTCCCTCCGTCTGAGCGGTGGTGACTTGGTAAGTAGTGGTGTTGCAGGTGCAGATACTACTCCTGAGTTGACTCTTGTTCCTGCTATGGGTGAAGGTCTTTTTGACTCTTCCACCGTGGTTTCAGGTCAGTTCGGTGTATCTCTAACTGGTGCTACTAGCCGTATTCCTAACGGAACTGTTAACAGCACAAATATCTGGGATTCAAGCAGCTTGTCTGCTTTGAGTGCTGCTACTCAGTGGAAACTGTTTACCACCGTCGATCTCGGCGGTGCCTCAGCTTCCGGTTTGGCTCAAGGCTCAGGTGTTTATGACCCTCGTGCTGGAGTCAACAAGCTATCTGGTGATGACAAAGCCCTCGCAATTTGTGAGGTTTGCTGGCTTATTGCCGATGCGCCTCCTGAGCGTCAGGATGTTGCTCTTCAGCCTGATGGCATTGTGGAGTCTCAGACCTATACCTCAACTACTCCTTGATAATCATCGAGTAAAAGTTAAAGCCCTCTCTTCGGAGAGGGTTTTTTCATGGCCTGGTGCACTGTTACATTCCTTTATAATGCCTTTGTGGGTTTCCCACTTTTTATACCCCAAACCGAGACCACGGGGGAAAGTCTCTCATCTTACAAGTACAACCGCTCTAAGATAATGGAGTTCTTCCTTATTCTCGCTGCTCTCAGTGGTGCTGCATATGGTGCATATCGGATGACTCCTAAAAATTGAATAATAAAAGGGACCCTTTACTCAGGAGGGTCCTTTTCCTTTAAACTACTGTTTATATACTGTCTTTTCACATGACCACTACCACAATGGAAACCACCTCTTATTGCTATAAACCCAGTGGGGTAAAGGTAGAAGTAATCTCTATCCATGACGATGGGGACTACTTTATGGTGAGGTCCAGCACCAGTGGGAAGGTCTTCTTTGCTCATAAAGATCAGGTAGGTCCCATAGTCGAGGAACAGGTGGAACCCGTAAATAAGGTGAGCACCCGCAGGAACCGCCGTCACGTTAAACAAGAGCCTAAGGCTCAAAAGGTAATTAAACCCATCCCCCCTGTGGATAACCGCATTAACTTAAATACCCTTACAGAACAGGGCTTAACACAATGCTTACCAGGCGTGGGTAGTAAAACTGCTAAAGAGATTATTGAGTTACGTCAGAATCTCCCTGGGGAAAAATTCACCAAGCTCGAACAATTAGAGGCTATTAAGAGGGTTGATTGGGTAGAAGTTTTTGCTACAGGCTCAGTGTACGTAGAATAGAAGAATAAAAGGGTTTTTTAGCTTGTGGCCCAACTAACGGAAAGTGAACTTCAGCAGATCCAATCGTATCTAGCTCAACAGGGTGTCGTTTTTAATGCCACTCAGACTGACGCTACAAAGCGAGAGATTGTTTATGCGGCAGTTAATCAGTTAACTCGAAACCCTGCTCAGGTTTTTGGGTACGCCCTAGATGATTATAATTTCAGCCGGGTGGCGTATCATCTAGGGTATAACATTGCTACAGTCCCAGCCGGGGATTATGCTCGTTTACTCGAAGCTTGTAATAGTGTTCCGAGCGAATTTTATTATGACAAAATTGTTCAACAGATTGAAAGATGTGAGGATGCTGAGCGTCTCACAGAATTAGCCACAGGGCGCGCCACGAGTAGGCAAGAGACGATTTTAGGTGATGTTTCACGATCTATTAATATTCAGGACAAGCGGGAGACTGCGAGGATATGGCGTGAGAACTACATGTATGAATGTGATCGTCTAGCGCATATGCTCTATGTAGCGAACTATAGAGATCCAGTAGTATCACGTTATAGATTTGAAAGGTCTGGAGGAGAGTTTATACAGGCCATACCAGGCCCTCCAGACGTGTC